TTTAGTAAATGAAATATTATAATAATTCTCATTATTATATAACCCTTAATGGTTTTGGTTTAACCATTTTTCTCTGGTTTTGTGTCCATATTTATTATCGGTAGTAAAAAAATAAAAGTCCATATAAATAAATATATGAACTTTTTATTAGGTTGTAAGGGGTATGTAAAATATTAATAAACTAATATACATCTATCTGGTCTTAAAGTCGCCTTAACTGTAATAAGACCGTCTTCAGAATAACTTAAACCATCAAAATCGACATTTGTTAAAAAACATCCTTGTAGTATCCATTTTTCAACAGCAACTCCTGTTGGATCTAACATTTCTAAATCCACATCTTTCTTATATCCCGCAGCATAACCCATTCTACCTGTAACGGATTCAGCATGTAAACGAACCCACTCCATTAAAGCTTGTGATGCTGATGGTCCGATTGGGTCACGAAAAGTAACATCAATAGTTCCCCATTTAAATGATCCTGCAACATATGTTTCAGTATTCAAAAAAGGAATAGGAACTTCTTTAATTTCTATTTTTGGTCTTGACGTACTTTCAACATACCAAGAGTTAATTCCCAAAGATGATGGAAAAGTTATAATAAACCTATTTTTTCTTTTAGGTTCATAATTAAAGGGCATTTTCATTAATAAATCAGCCATGGTTATAATTTTTAATTTTAATTTATTTATTTATATCATATAAATATAATACTATTTATTTTTTTTCTATTTACTTTAATTTATTTTTTAAATACTCTATTACTAGTAAATAACTAGTTATATTATTTAAACTTCTAATTTTTCTCCTCCTTTTGTTAAATAAGTTCTTAATGGTGAATCATCATATTCCTTTTTTAAAAACTTCTTTACTGAATCTATATTTTTTTCATCATCATCTGAAAAACCAATAAATGGTATAATTTCATTATTTTCCACATCATTTTTAAAAAAGGACTTATTCCCAATTTCTTTTGACATTTCTTTACAATAACCAATAAAAGACCTTAAAGCATTTATTTTACCTTTTTCGGGGGACGATGCGCTACCTTCACCAAAACTAACAGGATTAAAAACACACATATTAAGGTACTCTTCTATTAAATCTTTGTTATTAAAATTTATTTTAATATTTTCATTAACCGATTGGTTATCAAAACTCCGATACTTTTTTAAATTTTCAGACAAAGTTTTATTATTAATTCCTAAGTGATTAGACGCAATAAAATTTAAAACTGATTCTTTAATTGTTTCAGGATTGTGACCTCTTGCTGTTATAATTGCAAATATTGAACCACCATTTATACACTCAACAAAATCATTCCAAGACGGTCCAGGTTGTGCCATCATGGAATCTATTATAAATTTTTTATCTCCCTTTACACCAAAATTTACAAAAGGATCAGAAGAATACCCAACAACAGTAGTACCATTATATTCAAAAGGGGTTTTACCTAATTGACTTCGATATTTTGCAAAGTCTTCGGTTGACATTCCAATTACGTCATCGTTTTCGGTTAAAACCATTATTTTTGTTGGCATATATAAAATATTATCATCCCAATCAAAAGCGTAATATTTTGAATCGGGGTTACCTTCATCATCAAACCCTTCATTAATTTTTTTACTTTTTAAATAATTAAGTAAACGATTATTAATTTTCATTACTTTTGGATTATAGAAAGTAGTTTTTCTAACTGTTTTTCAGTTAAAATAATATTTTGTTTTTTTTCTGAAAACGTTTTTTTATCTTTATTTGTAATATTTAAAGATTCTTTAATATATTTTTTTTCTATCTTCATTATTTTATTTTATAAATGTATTATGTGGGGAGCGTCCCCCCCACAATTATTATACGTCATCAAAAGATGCTCCAGTTGGTGTTATAACAAACTCAATATCTATGTATTCTAAAGCTCTTGTTGGTTTTAAAAATATTTTACCAGTTAAAGTGTTTGAATCCAAATCTTCAGGTGTGTTTGAAACGGTAACTCTAAAATCAATTAAACCTCTATCTCTTCTAATTGAATCTAAAATTGGGTTTACGGAATCTAAAAAGTCTTGTCTAACCTTACCATCATTTTGTTCAAATAACAATCTAATTGCTACCGCCGAAATTAATTTACGAGCTTGTAATAATAATCTTCTAACGTTGATTCTATCAAGAGCTGACTGTTTAATTTGTAGAGTTTTATTACCCCAGATAACCGTACCAACATCAGAGAACGTAGCAATAGGGTTTATTCTTCCTTTATATAAGGTATCTCTATCTTCTTGAGTTAATTTTTTACGAGCTCTAATTGAATTAACTAAACCTCTAGTATAACCCGCAGATGCGAACCAAGGGTATGCGATATTATCCGTTAAGGCTAAATTCTTAACAACTTCTCCCGTTGGTGGTATATAAATCTGTGTGTTGTTTACTGAGTCTCTAGTTAAAATCCAAGGATAGTAAGTCGCGGTATAATTTGAATCTATACCCGTTTGTTCTAAGTTATCAACACATTCCTGAGGAAATATTAAACCATCAGTAATATCACTATATGTCGGTAAGAATAAATTAAAATCTGGTGTTGTACAAATATAAATAGAATCCGCTCTATCCGTTTCTATCATATCAATAGCATCTTCAATTAAATTTGAATTGTTAACGTAATCAATTCCTGGTGTTACAAACACATTAATATTTGTGGCTTCAGGATTTGAAAATGTAGATAATCCCCATTTGTATGCGTAAAAATCGGTGTTACCCCAATTCTCTTGGTTAGGTCCAGTTATCTGTTTAAATGCCCCCCAACCTGTAGCTGTTGGATATGTTATAGACGCTGCCGCTCCAAATTTGTATCCTGTTTGACCTAAAGCAAATCTGTCTGAATTTGTTCTATATTCACGATAAATATCCCAACCGTCAAAACCACCATTAGCATATAAAGTAAATTTACGACTAAACAATCTGTAATAATCTTCTGTTGGATCCGTAGGTTCAGTTATGAAGGACTGTGTACCAACTTCAAAAGCCGATGTTCCTGATGTTATGTAATTACTACTAACGTTGATTACTGTTGCTCCACTATCCATATGGAACCCTTTTGTTTTATAACCCCAACCTAAACCTGTTGTATCTGTAGCAAGAGAGATTGGTAGTTGTTTTCCTTTATATTGATAAAAATCATAATCAATACCTGTTATGTTTGATATACCTAAATACGCTTTTCTTAAAATTTCACCACTGGATATTACCGGATTATCTCCACCATTACCAGAACCAAAAGGAGGGTTATATAATGTCTCTCCAGGCTTATAATATTTTGTCTTATAGATAACAAACGGAGGTTTAGAGTTTGCGTACTCTCTAAACACATAACCCTCAAACCCACAAGGTAGTGCGTCTGTTGGGGCATCTTCGTTCATTTCTAACATAATATATTTAGATTTCACTTGAAACTCACCGTTTGACGTACCAATTTTATTTGCTATGTAGTTATTTTGTGTCGGGTCCATAGAACAGTTAGTAAAACTTTCTATTACTCTAACATTTTGGTCGTTATCATAAAAATCTCTAACAAGGACATCAAAGGTACCATTGTTAAATGATATATTTGCTATTGACATTTTAACTAATTGATTTGCCGCATTACCATCGGATATTAAAACAAACTTAAATAGTCTATATACTTTATTTCCTCTTAATTCTGAAACTAAAAATGGTGTTTCAGGTGTTTGATATTGTTCTAAGTAAAACCCTATTGAATCAGTATCTAAAGATTTTGCAGACCCCAAAGTAACCAAGTTACAATTTAACCCTCTAATCTTATTTGACCGATATCCCGTTAATAAAAGACTGGAATATGTTTCTTCAACAAATAAAGGAACATCAGTTCTTGATTTACCAAAATTACTTTTACCGAAAACCTTAGAAATATAGTTAGTGTCGGATGTTTGCATAGATGTTTCAAATTGAAAAGTATTGTTGTCCCAAGTTTTTCCAGATATAGCAAAAGTAGTAAACGGATTAAACTGAACACCAGAATACGATCCAGTACAATTCATATTTACGTTTGGAACAGCAGTTGTTCCTGATACTTCGTAAAAAGGACCATTGTTGGTTGAGTTATAATTTGTAATTCCTCTAGACCTTAATGTTGCAACAATTAAATCGTCATAATCAAAATGAGGGGATCCTGAATACATTGTTCCGTAAAACTTTACAGATCCAGAATATGTCGCGGCAGATACAACTCCAACAGGTGCGAATGCACTTAAATTCATACCAAGACCTAAACCTGTATATGTATTGATATACGGAGAACCAACATACGGAAGATAGGTAAATTGACTATAAAACCAAGCATCATTTAAATTAGTGTTAAGAGTACCATTATTTACATTAGTAACGTCTAAGAAATTTGTGGTTCCAGTTACCGTTCCAACACTACTACCTGTTAATGTAGTGTATGTTCCAGCACTAAGAACCCCCCATCCAAGAACTGTTGATCCTGATGCGGTAACTCCACCTATTAATCTAGCCGCATGATATGCGTTAATTTCGTTAGACATAAGAGTTAAAACATCTTGATTTATTGATGAATTAGACCCATTAAAGTCTGTGTAGGTATTATAATAACTTGGAATTAAGGTTGGGTTAGGTGTTGATCCAGAAACATTTAAACTAGTACCGGTTGTTCCGGTAAAATTAAGAACAAATCCTGAAGTGTATCCGCTAGTTGTCCCTGTACCTGGATCTATTGCAACTATTGTTGAAGGGTTAACACTACCAATAGTTTTAATAGACCATGATGGTCCTGCATCGTACCCTGACAAACCTAAAACTCTTGTTACGAACAATTGATTTGATTGTTGCAAATACGATTTACAAATATACGGTAATTCGTATTTAGGTATTTGTGTGTTTATATATTTTTCAGGACTTGTACCACCAAAATATGTTTGAAATTCATTAAAATTTGTAATAAATATTGGTTCGAATGCTGGTCCTTGTGTTGTTTCTCCCACAATACCCAATGTTGTTACACCTACACTTTGTGCAACAAACGTTAAATCTCTTTCTGAAGTGTATACTCCAGGCGAAACGAAAACTTTGTTAGATGATGCCATTTTTTTGTTTTTTATTTTATGTTTTTATTTTATATATAAATACCATCAATTTTAACAAAAAACTTTAGCTATTAATAATATTTATATAGTAGGGATAAAAAATTCTACCTTTTTTCTGCCCAATAAAATAATAAATTAATATGAAAAAAATAAAAAACATAAAAATATCTGAAGAATCTCACACAATATTAAAAACATATTGTGAATTAAAAGGGTTGAAGATATATAAATTTTTAGAAAATTTAATTAAAAAAACCTGTGAAAAGGAAAAAGATATCTATGGAGAGAACTAAACCAAATACGCCGTAGTACTAATTGTTGACGTTTGACTGTTGTCTAATTTATACACTATAATCAAAAGAGTGTCCCCGTCGTTTATTTGTATTATTGGTATGTTATCCCCAAGAAAATTACCATTAATGTAAACCGAGTATTTATTACCACAAATACCAACTTGATTATAATTTCCACCATTTATAGGATTAAATGTTACTGTTGTTCCATTTTTAACGCAAACATTAGTAGTATTACCACTAACTAACGTTTGAGATTGTACAGCTCCTGTACACCCCGTATAGTTTAAAGTTGTACTAGTAATTGCAGATATAGAAATATTATTACACGAAGACAAATTTATAAAACTATTAATTTTTAAATCAACAGAATATCTAAAAACTTCAGAAAGTTGAGTCACACCACTTACAAAATTTAATTCTAAATCAAAAAAATTAGGTCTTGGTGGTTCTATTGTTACTCTTTTACTTTTTTTCTTAAGGTCAACCTCCATCATAGTCAACGATCTTGAGATTGTTGGAGAAATTTGAAACTCATCTTCATCAATTAAAATTCCTTTCATAGTTAATGAGTAATTGGCAATATAATATTTTCTTTTTTCCAACTCTTTAATTCCTTCATCCGAAACGTCGTCAAGTATTATTGGGATATAATGTCCTTTTATTTGTGCATATGCTTGTTTTGACGTGAATTTTTGCATAACGAGCAAGTTAAAATCGTTAAGTTCCCTCATTCTATTACAAAAAAGTTTAATATTAAATTTTAAATCAACAGGTATTGGTTGTGGTATTTTATATACGTCGGCACCGTTTCTTTGACCATCCCAAGTTGGTACCGTATAATAAAAAAATTGTCTTCTATTTGGGATATTAGCCGCTAATCCTTGAAATGTTCCATATTTAACCTCTGGTTGCCTAATGGTCGCTATAAAAGGTAAGGAAATGTTTTTATCTAAATCTTGAAAATTCCACGTTTCAGTAAATTGAGACCAATTTTGGTTTGTAATTATTTTATCTACAGTTGGGACAGTTTTACCGTCTATTTCTAATTTTAAACTTTCCTTGACAAAATCTAACATACCCCTATCTAAATCGGAATGTAAAACCCCTTTTGGTAAAAAAGTACCATCATTAGTTACTTCACCTAACAGTTGTTCTCTACGTTCGTGACCAAAAACTTCAGGAATTAGAGGTAAGTGTTTTTTTATTTTTTTTGGTAATGACATTATTATATTCCTTTAAATTCGTTAGCATTTACAGGTGATGCGATTATTGACCTATAAAACGGTTTATATCCACCATATGTGTGTTTATTGTCAGATAATACTCTACCATCATTAACAACACTATAATATCTAACTTTAGTTTCTGTTTCATAATACCCTAAATAATCACCATATTCTATATCAATACCTAAACCATCTAAGTGATTTTGGTATACTCCAACCTTCAAATTTCCAGGTTCTGTTTGTGATAACTTAGAAGTTCCATAATCAGCATTTGTTGGGGATTCTATTTGAACGTACCCATTAAATTCAACGGGAGATAAAAATTGTATACCATCAGTTAAAGATTCTCCGTACACGTCGTCGGTATTTGTTCTTTGTTTATCTATTCGATATAAAACAATCGTAAAGTTCATATCACCATGTAACCATTCTTCCCCCATAGAAATATCCAAATTAAAATCTTGTTCGGAAAAGAACTTATTTAACCTATTTATTGGGACTCTATTTTCTGACATATAGTATAAATACTTTTATAAGTAAAAAACCAATGTTTTATGTTATGGTTTATTTAAATCATTTATATTACATCAATAAAAAATCGTAAGATATCTTGATTCTAAATAAAAAAATATTGATTTTTTTTATTTTTTTTTTATTTTTATTATTACTAAAATGGAAGAACTAATTTCAAAAACTCCTGAAGCCAGATCCGCTCAATTACTTGAAGACTATCAAGGATCAAATAACTATATATTGATATTAAAACACAAAAAACAAAATAGTAAGTCATTTGTTCCAACAAGATCGCAAGCCGAATACATAATAAACTTTCACGGAAGATCTCCAAAAGTTGCAAAAAAATGGGTTAAACTTGATTCATATTTTGGTAAAAAGATGATGGAAGATAAAATGTACACTAAAGAACCAAAAGAAATATATGTTGAAAATCTATTAGTAGAAAAAGAAAAATCATATCATATTTGGGGTAAAATATTTAGTGGGGAGACTTTACATGATTTTTGGGTTCCAAAATCGGCAATAATAAAAGATAATGAAGTAAAAAACGTGGTTATTGATTATAACAAATACACAATAAGACCACCAATGGAACATCAAAAACTTGCAATTCAAAAACTTGTTGGAAACAAAAAGTTTATTTTAGCTGACGACATGGGACTTGCAAAGACAGGATCATCAATTATTGCTGCTCTTGAGTCTGGATCTAAAAAAATATTAATTATTTGCCCCGCGTCGTTAAAAATAAATTGGCAAAGAGAAATTGAAATTTATAGTGATCGTTCAGTTTATATTGCTGAAGGTAAAAATTTTGATCAAAACCATGATTTCGTTATTGTTAATTACGATATTTTAAAAAATTTTCACGACCTAAAAAATAAAGAGTCTTCACAAATTTTAAAATCAAACTTTGATCTTGTTATTATGGACGAAGCTCATATGGTATCTAACCCACAATCAGCTAGAACCAAAATTGTAAATGATATTTGTGATAAAATAGATAGAGTTTGGTTACTAACGGGAACACCAATGACTAATAGACCAATGAATTACTACAATCTTTTAAACTTAGTTGGTAGTCCTGTAACGTCAAATTGGATGGCGTATGCTAGAAGGTACTGTAATGGGTTTCAATTTAATGTTGGTAGAAAAAAGATTTGGAACGTATCGGGATTCTCTAATTTAGACGAATTAAGAGAAAGGACACAATCACATATCCTTAGACGACTCAAAGATGAGGTGTTAGATTTACCAGATAAGATTATTACACCAGTCTATTTAAGATTAAAAGATAAAGAATATGAGGATTTAATGGGGGAATATTATGATTGGTACGATAAAAACCCTAACGAATCGTCATCTCTTACAATTCAGTTTGGAAAATTAATGAAAGTAAGAAAAATAATTGCACAAGAAAAGATTAAAACAACAATTGAATTGGCAGAAAATATAATTGAACAAGGTAAAAAAGTTATTATTTTTACAAATTTTACAGATACTTTACGAACTATTTATGATTATTTTGGAAAACAAGCGGTATATTTGGATGGGTCTTGTTCAAAACCTAATCGTCAAAAATCTGTAGACGAATTTCAAGAAAACGATAAAATTAAAGTTTTTGTTGGAAACCTAAAGGCTGCTGGTGTTGGTTTAACGTTAACATCTGCAGAGGCGGTGATCATGAATGACCTTTCATTTGTTCCTGCAGAACATGCTCAAGCAGAAGATAGATCACATAGAATAGGTCAAAAAAATTCAACATCAGTTTATTATCCTATTTTTGAAAATACAATTGAGGGGGCAATATATGATATATTAAAAAGAAAGAAAAAAGTTATTTCAACAGTAATGGGAGATAATATGATGGAAGATGCCACAGTTATTGAAGAAATGTTAAAATTAATTTCTAATGGTAGATGATATTTATAGTATATGTTAAATCTATATAATATAAAAAACACTAATATTAAAAAAAAAATTAATGAAATAGAACTTAAATTAGGTCTAGATTTATCATTAAAAAAATCAACAATACTAGAAATAAAAAAAATAAGTGTAGATAAACTACCATACGAGTATGGTTCTGTTAGTGAATTTATTGATAGTGAAACTATGAAAATTCACTACAATAAACATTATAAAACTTATGTTGAAAAATTAAATTTAGAACTAGAAAAAATTAAAGGTGCCGATTTAGACATCGAAGAGATAATTAAAAAAATATCAAAATTTAACAAATCTGTTAAAAACAATGGTGGTGGTGCGTTTAACCACGCTTTATTTTGGAAAATGTTGTCACCAAAAAAACAAGAGTTAAAAGATCCCCTACTTTCTAAAATTAAAAAAGAATTTGGTTCTTTTGAAGAATTTAAAAATAAATTTGAGGAGATAGGAAAGGCAAGATTTGGATCTGGATGGGTTTGGTTAATACTAACAAAAAATAATAAATTAAAAATAACTACCACTTCAAACCAAGATAATCCTTTAATGAATACTGAAACCGATAACGGATACCCATTATTAGGTTTAGACTTATGGGAACACGCATATTATTTAAAATATAGAAATATGCGAGATAAATATATTAAAAATTTTTGGAGAGTGGTTAATTGGTCTTTTGTTAATGATCAATATACATTACAAATAAAAAAATAAATATTGATAGTCTTTTAAAGTAAAAGATATTTATATAATAAAATCATGGCAACTACTGTTATTATTATTGAACCGGAAAGATCCAAACTATACAAAAGAATTAAAAATCTTTTAGGGGCACCATTACGGGCAGTTGAATTAGATGATGAAATGTTGGATTCTTTATTGGAGTTATCAATTGAAGACTACGAACAACACGTACAGGATTGGTTAGTAGAATCACAATGGACTTCAATTTATGGGTTAAATTTAGATGAACAATCTGTAACTAGAGCTCTAACAACAAGAAATATGGATTGGGAAACTCAATACACATATGCGTATTCAAAAATTGTTGGATTACAAGCTGGTGGAGACTCAGTATTAAAAAAAGATTTTATAGATTTAGTTAACAACCAACAAATATATGAAATACCCGCAGGTCGAGAAATTAATGAATTATTATGGTTTTCTAGATCAGAATTAGATTCAGCATATTTTGATCCATTTATGGGTGGTTTTGGTGGTATGGGTGGTGTTGGTTTAGGTGGTGGAGCCGGATTTTCACAAATGGGTACAACTGGTAATTATTTTGTTACTCCAGCATTTGACATTCTTTTACGTATGTCTGATATAAACATAAAAAGAAGAATAATAACCGGAGATTTAACATATAGAATTACCGCATTACCTGAAGGTAAAAAAGCAATTCATTTAATGAATGTTCCTGGTGGTAAATTTGATTTTGGTAATATTAATAAACATAGACATAGAGTTTGGTATTGGTATTATGAAACAAACGATAGAGAAGATTGTTTATCTAAAAACCCAGATATTGTTAGACTACCATCAGATATTCCTTTAGATAAGTTAAGGTGGGATAAATTAAATAATCCTGCACAGACATGGGTTAGACGGTGGTTTACCGCGTACTGTAAAGAAACCTTAGCTAGAGTTAGAGGTAAGTATAGTGGTAATTTAAAAACACCCGATTCTGAATTAACTTTAGAATACACAACACTACAAAGTGAAGCTAAAGATGAAAAAACCATGTTATGGGAAGAATTAAAAGCCAGATTAGAGAGATTAAGACCTGAGAAAATGATGGAACAAAAAGCCCTTCAGGCTGAAAACTTAAATAAACTTTTAAAGTTTAGGGCGTTTACAAGCCCATATAATGTTATATAATTATATATGGGGATTTTTAAATCACAAGAAATATTAAAAAAAATAGGTAATAACGAATTGTTAATTTCTGAAACTGTTATTGTAGATAATCAAGACCATTTAACAAACGGAGAGAACTTTATATTAGTAAAAAATAATGGAAAATCTAATATTTTTTTAAATTCAAAAACTACAGAACATATTATAATTAAATCCTTAACTGATGTGGTAGTCTATGGGGATTTATTAATTGATGAAGAGTTTGATGAAGTTATATTAAGTAAAGGTTCTTGCGTTGAATTTAAATTCTTTGGGGATTTTTGGTATATTTTATCCTCAGACGGAATAAAAAATGACTAATCAAAATTCAATGAACTTAGTTCGTCATCAAAAGTAAAAACAAACGAATCTTCGTCAGACAGTTTATTTTTAACTTCATATTTTCCAAAAATTAATTCATTATTAATTTTAACAAACTTTTGATCAACTAAATTAATGGTATTATCAAAATACATATAATGAGGGTCAATACCTACGGTTCTCCAAAAAGTAATTTCACTATCTGATAAAGTTAAAACATCCTCTAAAGTGTCTTGATTTGATTCACCAATTGGAAACCCTCTAACTAATTCAGTTTGTGATTTAGTGAACATTGGTTGATCTTTAGGGTTTTCAATAATGATTTGATTTCTAATATTTGGATTAAATACAACTAATAATGGTTCAATTCTCTTATTAAACGCAGCGATATATCTAGGAACATTATACTCACCCAACAAGTTAGGGTTATCCTCAATTTCTTTTTCGTCAATTAAATAACAATTTAAAATTATTTCATCTTCATAACCAACAGGAAATAACTCTCCATTATTTGATTCATATAAAAAAATCTCTTCTTCTGTTGCTTTTATTTTTTTTGTTTTTCTTTGAACGTCTCCGTGTGATTTTTTTTCACCATTATTAACATAATAAATTGTATCTCCAAGACCTGGTGTTTTGTTATTTTTTAAAAGTAACTCCATATGCGCTTGTCTAGACATCATACTACCCGATTTTGTTTTTTTTGTTATGTGAGTATTGTAATCAGATAATGATTGTTTTACTCTAGCCTTATTAGCTATTTTTGACAATGGTATTTTTTTATTATACAACATAGTAATATAATCATAATATGAATCTAAAAATTCACTACCCTTACCATCCAATAATAGTCTAAGACCATTATCTAAAAATTCAGAAACATATGTTTGTAGTTTTTTAGATTTAATAGAATTACCAGTCAATTTAACTTTACCTTTATCTGTCAAAAGAGCGTAGTTTTTACGAGCAACATTTATAGTCGCCGGCCAAACACCATCAATATCTAAACCCATTTCGTTTCTCATAAACAAATCATTATACTCAGCAACATCAGCCTCTGACCCAAAATATTCTTTATCTTTAATAACTAAACCATTAAGACCAAGACCTACATATTTATATGAAGATCTATCTTGTGGTGTTTCAAAATTAACACCATCAGTATCCATAACTAAAGGTATATATCCTTTTTCCATAAAATACATAATCATTTGACGAAGGTATTGTCTACCTGTGCAGGTAATCTGTTCACCCATATCTATGTCACCCCAAGGAAATACATGTGGAGCAGATAATGAACCAAAAAATGCGTTAATAAATATTTTAATCGGTAATTGTTTTCTATCGTATGATATTGATAGTTGTTTGTCTGAATCTTTAAGTTCTGACGCTAAATTTTTATATTTTATACGAGTATCTCTAAAATACTTTAACATACTTTTCATTGCCCCCATAACATCACATTTAGGAAAAACATCATGAACCAATTGTATTGATGGGTATAGTGATGAGTAATCAAGTTTTAATACATTTTTAGAGTACCCAACTTGAACTAATCTAGATAAACCTCCAGTAAATTTTCTTTTTTCTAATTTTCTTGGGATTGCTAAATTATTTTTATATGACCAAGAACACATAATCATTTTCCAAAGAGTTGCTGTACCCATTGTTGATAATCTTTCATATGTTGTTGGTACTAATTTTGACAATAAAAAATTTGCTTGATTAAATTGCTCATCAACAACCATAGTTTCATATAAGTCATCGTCCAAATACCTTTCAATTATATTTGAACCCTTAACCTCTAAAAACTTACCAGGATATTTAGACATAAGGTTTTCAGTACCGTTAGATCCAAATTTTTTAAACCCTCCACTTTCAGGATTAAGATAATAATCTTCATCATCAAAATAAATTTTACCTATTTTATCTCCCTCAACATAAACCCTTGTAGGTTTTTCAGATTCAATAAATTTAGTAATATACTTTAAAGACCAACTTTTAATATCTGAATTAATTGCCTGAGCTCTACGAACCGCATGAGCAATATCAACAATATTATATCCCCACATTTGTGTTTGAATGTACGGTTCCATTTCATTAGCCAACTTTAGCATACCTTCTTTTTGTTTTAAAGAATAATCTGGATGTAAAGTCTTTGATATTTTTTTAATATTTAAATTTAAAATTTTAGCTCTTTCCAATATAAACGGAAAATCGAAAAAAGCCGAATTGTATCCACCAATTAAAGAGGGTTTTAATTCGTCAATTGTTTTAAAAAAATCAACAATCATTATTCTTTCCTCATCTTCATTTTTTGCTGAAAGTAATTTTAAAAATCCGCGATTATCCCGCATACCAATTAAAAACATTTTACTAGTTTTAGGGTCTAAACCTGTTGTCTCTATGTCAAAAACAAGTCTATGAATCTGATCGTATTCGTCAAAACCTTTAAATAATCTTTTGTTTTTTTGAATTAGATATTGTTCCACTGGGGATAATATTGTGATATAATCAGAATTGTCTCTACCCCAAGGATCTAAACCACCATTTTTAAAAAAATTAACTAAATTTGAATACGTTTTAGTTGTTTTAACTAAAAATTTTAAACCGTTTTCCAATCTTTCATTACCCTTTGAATCTAACTTTTCAATTATAATCCCATTTTCGGACATTGCCTTTTTTTGTAATTGTAAGTCATTTTTATAAAAATTCTTACTTTTTAAATTCCCAACCCAAGCAAAAGGAATAAAAGAATCAACCCTTAATAGTTTACCTTTAATTGGGTCTTGTATTATTTTATATATTTTGGAACTTTTATAATCGTATTCTAATGCGACAATATATTTTTCATCGTCTTCACCTAATAAAAATTGTTCAATTTCTTCTTGGGGAATCATAATTATTTTTTTTTAGTGTATAAATATAATATCTCACGCAACACGCAGACATTTTAAATACATAATACTAATTTTTAACTAAAAAATCAAATAATATTTATGTATAAATTTTCAGATATGGGTGAAATTAATTCTCCGTTTTCAAGTATAATTGAAAATTGACCAACAAACCTTCCTTTTTTGTTTGTGTCCCTACCTACCCACTTATAATAAATATAATATTGACTTGGGGAGTCTGGATTCGTTTTTGTTTTCTCAGTTAAATACGCATCTTTCATAAATATTTTTTGAATTCCATCATTTTCACAAACCATTGAAAACCTTAATGTTGCGTTATCTAAAATTGAATAAAAATTATCCCATGACTTTGTTCTACCATCTTTAATTATGTCCATTTTTAATATAGGTAAGTTTGAGTTTTGTTTTATAAAAAATTCCATATATTTTAATTTAAATGTTTAAGGGCATGGTTGCGAGGATATTACTATTGTAGTTGCTGTTGATGCTGATAAACAACCACCTGAAGAAGCCATATTATAGTTTATACTGTAGGTTCCTGCGGTACTAGTACTTGGAGTAATAGATCCTGTACTTGCATTGATGGTCAAACCTGATGGACTTACACTGTAAGTGCCGCCTGTTGTGCCTATTTGAGTTACGTTCTGCTCAGCGGCGATACCTATACAAAATGGAGTACCTGAGTAGCTAATATTGGCGCTTGGTTGTTGGGTTATAGTTATAGAAGTCGTTGCGGTTATTGACTCACAACCACCTGATGCTTGAGTAATATACTTTACCGTGTAAGTTCCAAAAGTACTACCGCTTGGGGTAATTAATCCAGTGTTAGAATTAATACTTAAACCTACAGTTGAGGAATACGTTCCTCCAAGTTTACCTGTTTGGGTCACTGATTGACCACTAGTTATCGTTTGACAAAACGGTGTTCCAGAATAACTAATATTTGCACTATTACCCCAAATTGGTTTTGATAATGTCCATAGTGGTGTGTTATAGTCAAAATTAGCTGGTAGTGTCGGAATTAATATAACACACCAAGAACTAAGATTTTGATTAAACACCAAATTATTTTTAAACATACCTTCCATATTTGTAACATTAGATACATCCCATAATGTGGCATTATTTATTGTCGTTAATTTACTACAATCAGCAAACATATTAGACATATTTGATAAGTTACTAACATTTAAAACGTCAGTAACCCCAGATAAGTTAAGATTACTACAACCACTAAACGCAGAATTAGCGTTTACAAGATTTAAACAATCCCCCCACTTATTAACACTTAAAAGTTTACTAACACTATGTGGATTATTAAGTCCAAAATTAAAATTAACTATTTGACCTATAATTGTTATTGTATAACTACCATTCATAGTATACTTATGGTATCTATTTTCATATGTATTAGATGATGTTGTACCGTCACCCCAATTAATTGTTCCGTTATATGTACCACCAGAACTATATGGTAAATAGATATACTCATCCATTGATGTTGTTTTCCATTCCGAAATAAATTCTGTTGAACATATAGATGTTAAACAATCGGGGCACCAATAATTAAATAAATCAAATCTATCTTTTAATATTCTAAAATTATGTTGTATTTGAGGAGATCCTAAAGGTTCCACATACATTCTAAACTGAGATACTCCACCCATAAATGACCCACCAAAATTTTGTTCAATTAAAATATTAGTATTAATGCCAGATAATGTGGTACCAGATAATATGTTATTTGGTAATAATTCAGGGTCTTGCATATATGGTCCATATGGTATTGTAGATGACGAAAAAATTAAATGATTATGTAGACCTTGAGATCCTCCGCCAAAAGAAAGATTAAATGGTACTCCAATTTGTTTTTCTTTTTCGGTATTTAACTCTCTTGGTATTATCTCTTCAAAATTTTCAATAACCATAAAAAGATACCCATTAATGTGTAGTTTTAATTTTCCCATTCTATACCAAGCATCATCAAACCATTCTCTATCAAACCTAACTCTATGTACCAAATTTTCTTTTTTATCTCCTAAATGTGTTTCTGGAGGCATTATTAAATTATATGAAGTTCCGTTAATTACTGATTGATATGTTACTTGCCGTAAATCCCCTAAACCACCTAAATTAATTAAATCACATTCTTCAATAGTAGTGTACCTTTCAAAGGTGGCACTAATCATTACCCATTTTTCATCAAAAACAAGACTATCATCATCACAATCGTAATCACAAATATTGTATATTTGTGGAGAACAAAATTCAGTAATAGTATATCCAGTTTGAAATGTTAAACCAGTTGTTGAACAGGTACCAGTAGTTACACAATCACCTGTTATCTTTATAACTTTAACACATAGTCTTGGGTTTAAAGGACAACCACTAAACCTTATTGACATTGTATTCGATAATACATCAAACATTGGGTCAAGTGGTGGTGTTGGTGATTCACTTATACATGCTCCGCAACCGCAACCAATATTGTGGGTTATAGTCGTTGCGCTTTTAGGGTAAATAGTAATACAATCAGAATTAGTTACACCTGTATCTGCACATGCACATGACATTATTTTAGTTAATCCAGAAGTCACTCTAGTATAACCACTATTAGATTCTGGACTTCCATCGGCGAAGTGATAATATTTATTTTCAGATCTAGCACCAAAAAAGAAAAATGTTCCAGAATTTTTTGGGTAAATCGTATTTAAATATTCTTCAGTTTGTGTGTTAATATCAAATTGGTTAGATAATCTAGGTTTTAATACCATTTCAACAGTCCAACCCTTATTCATTCTTTCAGGCATAACTTCATAATCATAACCTTTTAATTTATAAAATCCTTGATAAAATCCACCATATAATTCTTGATAATATCCAATAGTTGTCGCACTTTTTGAAACTATATTGTATTTAGTATTTTTAGTTATACCTGAAAATCTTTGGTTTGGTGTTGATGTATATCCTGTTATTGGATGCATTTTAAATCTCGCGTCATAATAATGTGGGTTAAATTTAAAATCGTTTCTAATACCCTTAGTATAATATAAAGTTTGACCTGACATTTGATTAAATAACCCATTATCGGTTCCAACTAACCCAACGTCACAGGTACCAGTAAACGCCGAATAACAATTTAAAGTTAAATTTAAATTATTTGGATTGTAATAATTTTTTGATACAATAGTTGCTCCTGATACATAACTATTAAATAAAATTGATTGTTGTTCTGACGAATCATTAGAACTTAAGTCTAGGAATATAGGTAATCTATTACCATCATTTTCTGCAATTAACTCATTTGAAAAGACAACTTCCTCATCATAATCTTTTTCATCAGGAGCTAATGTTAAATCAAAATAATGTCCATAATCTAAAATTGACTTGTATTTTGAATAATAATATGTATTTAAATTTTGAGTTGGCATTGTTTTTTATAATAAATACTTTGATTGAAGTATTTATAGGTAAACATTATAATGAAAACATATAAATATTCTACAAAGGAGAGAGCCAATCGAGTTTCAAAAACTTTAGGGTGCTTAGGTTTTCATTCCCATGGTAATGGTGATGAAAAAATATATATGCCATGTAAAACTCATGAAATATTTTTAAAAACAATAAAAAAAGAAAAAAAAGGAGAAGAAACCGAGATGACGGAACTTGTCGATACTGATGGGACTTGGTTAACGTCTAAAATACCTATTTTAAATCCGGCTAGTATAGGGGTAGGAACAAAAACTACAGACCAAATAGTTCAAGCCGCCAGATCACCAAGTGATCCATTATTAAGAGGTTGGCATGGGTTTTATCGTGAATCAAAACTTGAAGAAGAAAATATGGAAGACGCTTTTGGGTTTGAGGATACTATATTTATGGACTATAACGAGACCGTTAATTATTTTCAAAAAGAATTAGGTTTAGATAAAGACTCAGCGATTGATAGAGCCGTACAACAAGGAAAAAAACCAAATTTAGTTAAAAGAGCTCCAAAAAAAATTAAAAATAAAAAAAACTTCATAGATAGATTAATTTTAAAAGAAAAGGGTTTAGATGAAAACAATGATATTATTGAAGACGTTTTATTAGATAAAGAAACAGATAATTTAGAAATTAAAAATAATGTAAATATTGGAGAAATACATCCGCTTTTATTAAGAAATGTTAAATCTTTAAGAAAGTTTGCAAAAGAAAATAACGTATCAATTAAAGACTTGATTAAATTAATAAAAGATGAACAGTAATTTATACAATAACATTGCTATTATTCCGGATTCATTAATTAAACATTTAAATGATTGTTTTGGGTCTGTTCAGGCTGATACTAATACTGAAGGATTTAGTAGAAATCAAGATTTACGTAAATCCAAAAAAGCGACATACCAACAAATTAAAAGAATAAAAAATTGGTTTGACTCTTACTCTGGAAACAAAGAAGATTCTCCGTTTATTTTAAATGGTGGGGATAGAATGAAAGGTTGGTGTGATGAAGTTTTACGAGTATGGAGACAGGGGGATAACAGTGGTAAAAAAATAAAAATGGATACCGGAATGGAGAACCAATATTTAGACTCTCACGAAAAAAATAATTTTAATTTAAATAATAAACACACTAGTTCCGTAGACAATTTAAAAGTCAACGAGGAAGTTAAAAAAATAAATAAACTAATAAATAAAATTTTATAATATGTCTATACAGTCAGATAAATTAGATTTTTCACAACCAAATAATGAATTATCAAAAATTGCGGAAGATCAAAGAAAAAAATTAATCCCAAAAAATGATTTTAAACCGGATAATCAATACTCTACAGTACATCCAGATGCGTTAGCTGATGGTGATAAAATTGGTAGGGGAATCGGCAGTTTAGACATTAATAATGATTCAATTGGGACATCTACCGATATTTTAAAAAGAAAAGACGAGTTAAAAGTAAATAAATTTTCAACAAACAATCCTTATTATACTGTTACATGAAATTAATAAATAATTTAAAAAAAATAATTACTGAAGTCGCATCTATTGAGTCTGCACAGTCGTCAATTAAAACGAATTCAGTGGTTATTATAAATTATGATGGAGAAGAATACGGTAAAGGGTATCGAAGAATAGAACCCGTTTGTTTGGGTATTAGTAAATCTGGAAATTTAGTACTAAGAGCTTGGGAGATAGAAGGGTCGTCACACTCTCAAAAAGTAAAAAGTAATCCAATCCCCGGATGGAGACTTTTTAGATTAGATAAAGTGTTGACTTATAAACCAACAATGGATAAATTTACTACGATAAGGCCAAATTACAACCCAAATGGAGATAAATCAATGTCTAGAGTATTTGTGAATGCTAGTTTTGACAATATCAATAACGAATTAAATTAAATATATTATGGGATCATCTGAAGATTTAATGCAAAGACTTGCAGTATCAAAAAAAATTATGGATAAACAAGAAAATATTAGACGTGGATCGGATTCGGTAAGAAACGTTAATTCACCTATGGTTGAAAGTTTTGACACTACTAATGCGGTATATAACTTACCTACAGAAATGTTAGAGAATCAATCAGAACGAAAATCAGAGTTTGACCCAACAAAACCCTTAAATCAAGATAAAATAATAAATTCAAAACTACCTGATGAGATTAAAAGGTTAATGATAGATGTACCAATAGTACAACAAAGTCAATCTTCTACAGTAATATCAAATGATATAATTGAAGGGGCACACAGATTAATGAATTTAGATAAAAATAAATCAGAACCAACTCGTAATACAATTACAGAATCAACAAATGAAAATAAATTAAAAACAAATAATGTTGGTGATCTTGGTAAACTTAAATCCATGATTCGTGATGTTGTTAGGGATACCGTTAGAGACGTAATTCGGGAAGAACTAAAAGAGGCTGGTATGTTGTCAGAATCTACAGAGAATTCAAACGAATCGATACAATTTAAAGTTGGAAAACACCTTTTTATAGGTAGAGTAACAAAAATTAAAAAATTACAATAACTAAATTTTATATTTTAAAAATCCACCATTTTTTGGTGGATTTTTTGTTTTAATTATATTATACTTTAATTAAAACAAATTAATATATGAATAAAATACGAGTATTATGTTTACCAAGCGATAAGACTGGTGTCGGAAAGTTTAGATCAATTGATCCGCACATTATGTTACAAAATCTTTACCCTGATGATTTTCACGTAGATATAGATTATGAACCAAAAGTTAATGATATAAATTATTGGAAACAATACGACATTGTACATTTTCATAGAACGATTGGTCATGAATATGAAAATTCAGTAGATTTAATTAAAAGATTAAATAATCTTGGATTAGTAACTATCATGGATTTAGACGATTATTGGTTACCAACAAAAGAACATCCAGTTCATGCTATGGTTGTTCAGTCAAAATTACACGAAAAAATTATGAATAATTTAAAAGTTGCTGGTCACGTAACAACAACCACTAGTATTTTTGCGACTGAAATTTTAAAATTTAATAAAAACGTTTATGTTTTACCAAACGCAATTAACCCAAATGAACCTCAGTTTAAAGCAAAGACCGAACCTTCAGATAAATTACGATTTGGTTGGTTAGGTGGATCTTCGCATTTACATGACTTAAAACTTATGGATGGTACAATGAATAAGTTATCACAATTAAAAGATAAATTTAGTTTATACCTTTGTGGTTTTGATGTTAGAGGGTCTGTTACAGAAATTAATCAACAAACAGGAGAACAAAAACAAAGAGATATTAAACCCGAAGAAACGGTTTGGTCTCGTTATGAAGAAATATTTACAGATAATTATAAATTAGTTGATCCAAAACACAAAGACTTTTTAATGGAATTTAGAGAAGATGAGTTTATATCTGACACCCTACCATTTTATAATCGTGTATGGACAAAACCAATTAATACCTACGCATCTAATTATAGGTTGTTTGACGTATCATTAGCACCAATTAAAAATCATATATTTAATAGAGTTAAATCACAATTAAAAGTTATTGAGGCTGGATTTTATAAAAAAGCAATTATAGCGTCAAACGTTGGTCCGTATACTGTAGACTTAAAACACGCATTAAATAACGGGGAATTTACAGACGGTAACGCATTATTAGTTAATGAAGTTAAAAACCATAGCGATTGGGCAAAATATATGAAAAAATTAATTGATAACCCTAATTGGTCTTACGATTTAGGACAAAGATTATACGAAACAGTAAAAGACACGTACGATTTAAATAAAGTAACAAAAGATAGATCAGAATTATATAAATCCTTATTAAAATGATAAACATACCAATAACAAAAATTTTATTTTTAGATATTGAAACCGTAGGTGGTTGTAAAGATTATAACACCTGTAAAGAAAATAGTCCTAAAATAGCTGAACAATTTGAAAAATACTTTGATTGGTTTTTAAAAAGATTTCCAGAAGACGTAATTAATGATTCCATGTCAAATCAAGAACATATGGATATGGTTTTTAAATTAAGATCACCACTTGTTCCAGAGTTTGCAAAAATCATATGTGTGTCAATGGCATTTGTAACCGAAAACGGAACAAAAATACAAACATTTAAAAATAATAACGAAGAAGAATTATTAGTTGAGGTTAGAAATTTATTGGATCGTTGTCATAAATTAGATTTTTATCTATGTGGTCACAATCTAAAAAACTTTGATATCCCAATGTTAGCAAAAAGAATGATTATTAATGGTATTATGCCGTCTAAAATTTTACCTTCTTACGATACTAAACCTTGGGAAGTAAAAGCAATTGACACTAAAGAGATTTGGCAATATGGGTCGTACACATCCATTGGGTCTTTAGACCTTGTATGTTCAACTATGGATATTGAAACACCAAAAGATGGTGAAATAAATGGATCTATGGTACATAACGAATATTGGAATAATAATAAATTAAATGAAATCGCAGAATACTGTGAAAAAGACGTTAAAGTGTTGATTGATTTTATAACAAAATTAAAAAATTTAAAATAATGTTTGATAAAATAAAAGAAATAAAAGAAAGTTTAGATACAATAAAAGATTTAAAATCAAAATTTAGTGGAATTGATATGTCAAACCCTCAGTCCATGATTGATTCAATGGGTATTAATATTGATGAAATGGAAGATTTTTTTATTAAATCAAACGATTATGATTCAATAAAAAATCAAAAAGTACCTTTAAGTTTTGTTAATAATAGTGAAAACTCCGATCCTGAATATGCCTATGAATCTGATTCCGGATTTGATTTACGATCAACAGAAGATTTTTGGGTACAAGCAAATGATAGAAATTTAATACCGACCGGAATGAGATTTGATATTCCCGAAGGTTATGAAATTCAAGTGAGATCTAAAAGTGGTTTAGCACTAAATCAAGGACTTATGGTTTTAAATTCACCAGGAACTGTGGATAGTGGTTATCAGGGAGAAATTAAAGTCATTATGCTTAATACCACAAAGGAAAGAATTAAAATAGAAAAAGGACAAAAAATTGCACAAGCGGTTCTTTGCCCTGTGGTTAGTGGTAAATGGGTAGATTTAATTAGAGTAGATAACATTAACAATAAAGATCGTAACTCAAATGGTTTCGGAAGTACTGGTATATGATAACAATAGGATTTTCAACAAGAAAAATTGATAATAATTTTGTAGAATTGTTAAAAAAATCATCAGGAATATCTAATCCTGAAATAATTCCTGTGGAAAATAATGGTCAGTTTTCATTAACTGAAGTTTATAATAAAATATTAAATGACTCAAAAAACGATATCGTAATCTTGTGTCACGATGACATTTATTTTGATAGTAAAAATTGGGGTCAAAAAATATTAAACCATTTTAAAAGGAATTCCGATTATGGTGTTTTAGGACTTGCCGGGTCTACTCAATTACCTTCATCGGCAAAATGGTGGGAAGATTTCTCTAAAATGAGAGGGATTGTAAACCACGAACACGGAGGTAAAAAATGGGAATCAAAATATTCTCCAAGTTTAGGTAACCAAATTGATGATGTTGTTTTGGTTGATGGTCTTTTTATCGTAATAAATAAAAATAATATTAAACAAACCTTTAACGAAAAAATAAAAGGGTTCCACTTTTATGATGTTGATTTTTCTTTTAGAAACTTTATAGAGGGTGTAAAAATTGGCGTTATGTACGATGTTAGGGTAACCCATAAGTCGATTGGTCAGACAAATGAACAGTGGGAAAAAAATAGAGAAGTATTTGCTGAAAAATATAAAGACGTACTACCAGTTAAAGTTAAAAGAAATTTAACAATCGATTCACCATTAAAGGTATTACTTTCTTGTTTATTTTTTAAAACATTTACAGGGTCAGAAATGTATGTTTATGAATTAGCAAGAGGATTAAAAAAACTTAATTGCGACGTTACGGTACTTTCGGATATTGATGGGGATCTTTCTAAATTAGCACAGCAACAAGGAATAAAGGTTTCACCTTTTAGTTCACCTCCTGGATTTAAATTAGGTGACGGGAAGTGGGGATTGAATACACCACAAGGGGTTACACCATCACAACCGAACATGATGTATAAGGTGAGCGAGGTTAACTTCGACATTATTCATACACAACACACACCAGTTACAACACAAATGTGTCAAATGTATCCAAACATAGATAAGATATCTACAATACATTCTGAAGTAATTTCTCTTGAAAATCCCGTTATAGATAAAACAATAAAAAAATACATATGTATTAGACCTGAAATACAAAAACACATTACAGCAAATTTTAACATACAATTAGAAAATACTGAAGTAGTTTACAATCCTATTGACACCAATAGGTTTAACACTAAAAACATTAAAGACAATGGGTACGTTTTGTTTGTCGGTAGTATTGATTACTTACGGGAAACAACAATAAAAGATTTAGTGGAATACACTAAAACAATTAATAAAGAATTGTGGATAGTAGGGGAAAATAAATCAAATTATTTATCCGACTTATTAGTTAATCAACACGTTAAATATTTTGATCCGACTAATAAAGTTGAAAACTATGTTAAAAATTGTTCAGAAACTGCAGGCATTTTATTAGGTAGAACGACTATTGAGGGTTGGCTTTGTGGTAAACCAGGATGGATATATAATGTAAATGAGTCAGGAAAAATTTTAAATAAAGAAAGGGTTGACATTCCTATAGATGTTAATAAGTTTGATTCTATCGAGGTTGCAAAAAAAATAAAAAAAATTTATATAAACACATTAAATTAAAAAAATAATGAACGGAACAATAAATGATTGGTTTGCAAATAATGGGGACAATACCCATAGATTAAATTATCCCCTTACAGAAAATTCTATAATTTTTGATTTGGGCGGATATAAAGGAGAGTGGTCTGAAAAAATATATAATAAGTATAATTCTAAAATTTATATTTTTGAACCAATTAAATTTCTATACGATATAATTGACGAAAAATTTAAAAATAATGACGATGTAAAAGTTTTTAATTTTGGTCTATCAAACAAAAACGAATCTCTAAAAATTAATTTTTCAAATGACGGGAGTAGTTTTTACACAAAAAAAAATGACAATTATATTGATTGCCGGGTTGTTTCTATAGTGGATTTTATTAAAAATGAAAGCATAAATAAAATAGATTTAATAAAAATAAATATAGAAGGGGATGAATACCCTGTATTAGAGTCCCTTATAGAAAATAATCTTATAGGTATTTTTACAGACATTCAAGTACAGTTTCACGACTTACTACCAAATTCTATAGAACGAAGAGAAAAAATACATAAAGAATTTATGAAAACACACACAATAACTTATAATTATGAATTTGTATGGGAAAATTGGAAAAAAATATAAAACTAATAATATTAACAACTTCATATAATTGTGAAGATTATATTGAAAGGTCATTAGCAACAATAATGACTCAAACCTATAAAAATTTTAAGTGTTATATTACAGATGACATGTCTACTGATGGAACAGTAGAAAAGATTAAAAATTTTATTAAAGGTGATGACAGATTTGTTCTAATAGAAAATAAAACAAAAATGTATCAAGCAGGTAACTACGATCAAGTTATTAGAGGTGAATACGACATAAATGGTGAAGATATTTGTATTGAAGTCGATGGTGATGATTGGTTACCAGACTCAAGAGTTTTTGAAAGAGTAGTTGAAACATATAATAGTGGAGATGTTTGGTTAGCAAATGGTAGTTTTAGATACCACGATGGTAGACCTGGGTTTTCACAACCACACACCACTTTTGAGGATATTAGACAAAAACCTTTTACATTATCACACCTTAGAACTTGGAAAGTGTTTTTGTGGAGAAGTATTAAACCTGAAGACTTAAAAGATAGTGAAGGTAATAATTGGGAAATTGCGTGTGATTTGGCTTTTATGTTCCCAATGGTAGAGATGTGTGGTCCTGAGCATTATAAATTTATGTATGAAATAAATTACATTTATAATGAAAGTAACCCACTTAACGAACATAAAGTTAATTTAAACAAGGTCCAAAGAATGAATCAAATAATAAGAGCATTTAAACCTTATGAAAAATTAATAAGATGAAAGAAAAAATAAAAATAGCGGACAACACTTTTTCACATTCAATTTTAGGATATTGCTCAGACTTTCAAATATCAGAAAATTTTCAATGGGACAGGATTCCATCTAACTCAAATGAAAATTTAGTGGTTACCGATAATTTTTTAACATCAAACTTACCATCATCCAAAAATAAAATTGCTTGGTTAATTGAGCCCATTTGTGTTGCTCCACAACATTATGAATATGTTAAAAATAATCTAATGAAGTTTGATTACATTTTAACACACGAAAAAACATTATTAGATTTAGATTACAATATAAAATTTATACCTTTTGGTTGTTGTTGGATATCTAAAGAAGACCAAAAGGTCTACGATAAAACTAAAAACATTTCAATTATTTCATCTAATAAAACATTTACTGAGGGGCATAAATTAAGACACGAGGTTATCCAAAAGTTTGGTGATAATATGGACGTATTTGGTAGAGGTTACGACCCAATTGAATTTAAAATTGATGGTCTTAAAGATTATCGGTTTTCAGTTGTTATTGAAAATTGTAAAAGAGATTATTGGTTCACAGAAAAACTAATTGATTGTTTTGCAACAGGAACAATTCCTATCTATTGGGGATGTCCTTCTATCGGTGATTTTTTCAATACTGATGGTATGTTAATATTTGATAGTATGGATGAGTTAGAATCCATTTTAGATAATTGTAATGAAGATTTATATAACTCAAAATTAGACGAGATTAAAGATAATTTTGAAAAGTCTAAAAACTTTTTACTACCTGACGAACATGTGTATAAATTCATAAAAGAAAACTTATAGTATGATTTCTTGCCATTTAATGGGGGGATTAGGTAACTACCTATTTCAAATTGCCGCAGGATATTCTAAATCTTTAGACTTGGGTGAAAAATTTGTTATTAATCCTAATAACGTTCAGGTAGTACATAAACCTCTTACGTTTTATACTGATAATATTTTAAAAAAAATAACACTTGATAGTAATTTTAATACAAATCAAGTTTATTATGAACCTGTTTTTCATTACTCGCATATACCGGAATTTATGTTACCAACATTATTTCACGGTTATTTTCAATCTGAAAAATATTTTAAACATAATAGGGAAAAAATATTAGAATTTTTTACTTGTAATGAAATAGTTGAAAAAATACGTGAAAAATATAAAAACGAGTTAAACGTTGAAACATGCTCAATTCACGTAAGAAGAGGTGACTATTTAAACCTACAGGATCACCATCCGACACAAGATATGGAATACTATAAAGAGGCAATATCAATAGTTGGTTTTGATAAAACTTTTTTTATGTTTTCTGATGATATTAGTTGGTGTAAAGAAAATTTTAAATTTTTAGATAATGTTATATATTGTGAAAATAATGAAGATTATGAAGATTTATATTTAATGTCTTTATGTCGTAATAATATTATTGCTAACTCATCTTTTTCTTGGTGGGGATCATGGTTAAATAAGAATGTAGATAAAAAAGTGATTGCACCTAAAAATTGGTTTGGACCAAGTAAATCTGATTTTAAATTAGATGATTTATATTTTAAAAACACAATAATTTTATGAAATTAAATGATATTATTAATAATGAACACGGTAAAACCGCATTTGTTTGTGGTTTAGGTCCTTCATTGTCTGACACCATAGACCACATAAAAAAAAATAGAGAAAATATAATTTTAATATCTTGCAATGATATTGATTTAAATACTAATTTAAACCCCGATTATTGGGTGTTTGCTAACTCAGTACAAACATTTCCATCTATGTTAGATAGATTTAAAAAATATAAGGATACTACAATAGTCCATTCGGATTCGGTTGACACAACTCCAAGAGAATGGATAGAAAAAAATCTAATCGATTTAAAATATGTTGGATACGATCAAAGACATTTTAACAATTCTAAATGTAATGATTGTCCAAACAGATGTGCTAATTTTATAGATGGTAGATTAACAATACAAGAGGAGTTACAAAAATTTACACATCATAGTGAGAAGTATGGTTCAGGCGATACAGTTGCCGTTCACATGTTATCCCTTTCAATACTATTAGGGTGTAAAACAATATATATTACAGGTATTGACTTAGATTACACTAAAGGTTATTATAATACTAACGTAACTAATCACGATAGTTTTGACCCATATTTAAATAACATATTAAATGATTTTAGAATTATTCGTGATAGTGCTAAAAATCTTGGGGTGGAAATTTATAATACAAGTGATACTTCACCTTTAAACATAATTTTTAAAACTATTAATAATTTATAAAATGATACATAAAAATTTAAATGCGTATAATGGTTATGAATTATTTTATGACTATGATGAAATAAAAAAATATAGACAGTCTAAATTGGATGGCAGTGAAAAAAATTTAAAGTTTATAAAATGTTTTTTTAAAGAAAAAATTAATATTTTAGAATTAGGTTCAGGTAATTCAAAATTATTATATAATCTAAATTCAAAAAACATGTTAAATTTTGGGTACGGATTTGAAATAAGTAGTGACCGTTTTAATTTTGCGGAGAATTGGAAAAAAGATTTAAAAATAAATAATGTAAAAAATATTTGTGATAATTTTTTAAATTTGCGTAATTATAATCTATCAGAAATTGATTTATGTTATATGCCAGACTTATCTTTTCAGTTTTGTGAACCAATTAGTGACGGGTCAGAATTTGATTTACTAAGTTCTATTTATCAAACATTAAAAGACGGTGGCAAAATAATTATTGAATTAGATGGTTGTAAAAATATTTTAGAATCTACTAAATTAACCGGTAAAATTTGGGAAGAATTTGATGACCCTGACCCGTGGCAATATTCACTTTGGGATTGTAAATTTGATAATTTGAGACAATTTTTAACATGGGATAAAACTTTTATTTCAAGACACGAAAATAAAAAAGTAAACTCATCAGTGGTTTTAAAAATTTACGATAAAGAAATGATTAAAGAATTATTATTATCGGTTGGTTTTAAAAATATTACATTTTTTCAAGATTGGGATTTGAATGAATTTAATAATGATGGTGTTGAATTTATTATAGTCGCAGAAAAATAAAATGGTTAGTTTAATTTTAGCTCGAGGTGGTAGTAAAGGTGTCAAAAAAAAAAATATAAAAAATTTATTGGGTAAACCTTTAATTGAGTATGTTATTACTTCCGCAAAACAATCAAAAAAAATCACGGACATATATGTTTCTTCCGATGACGAAGAAATAATTGAAATATCAAAAAAACTAGGATGTAAGATTATCGTAAGACCTTCTGAGTTGTCAAATGATTTATCTTTAGATATTGATTCTTTCAGACATTTTTGTGAAGAATTAAACTATACTGAACCGATTATTCATTTACGAGCAACAACCCCTTTAATTAGTCCGTTAGTTATAGATGATGCGATTGAAGTATATTTAAAAAATAAAAACATACTTACAAGTCTTAGGTCTGCTCACGAAACTTCAGAATCGGTTTATAAATTTTATAAACAGGATGGACTATATTGGTACCCAATTGTGGACGGTATGGATACTAACTCACCCAGACAAAGTTACCCTAAAACGTATTCACCAAATGGTTATATTGATATTGTAAATCCACAGGTGTTTATGAATTCAGATAGTTTTTACGGTGATAAAATTTATTCATTTATTACAGATAAAACTTACGAAATTGACACTATCGATGATTTTAATTATATTGAGTATATCTTAACTAAAAAAAATGCATAAGTTCCAATTAACTCCATTTAAATGTGATTTTGTAAAAACTCGTTATCGAAACATTATTACACCAATTCCATCACCACAATCAATACAATATTTAAATGATTGTATTATGTATGAACCTGATTCTATGAATGACCAACTACCCGTTGTATGGGACTCGGCATTAAACTACTCAATTTATGACATTTCAGGTAATAAATGGATTGATTTTACATCATCAATTTTTGTTGCAAATGTTGGTCACTCAAACCCAAAAATAAAAGAAGCCATCATTTCTACAACTAATAAAAATTTATTAAACGCATATTATTACCCAACAAAAGAAAGGTCTGAATTTTCTAAACTATTAGTTAAGTCCACTCCTGAAAATTTTGACAAGGTATTATTTTTATCTACAGGTTCCGAATCTGTTGAATGTGCGATTAAAATGTCAATTAAACATACAGGTAAAAATAAAATAATATCATTTAATAATGGTTATCATGGTAAAACTATGGGTTCCGCTATGGCGAGTGGTAAATTTAAATCACAAGAATGGATACCTGTTAAAACATATGTAACACATTTACCATATCCCGATACGATCACATTAGAAAACGAAGGATTAACACCTCAAGAACTTTTTAAAAAATACTTTAAAGATTTAAACCCTTTCGAATATTCTGCAGTAATTATGGAACCATATCAAGGGTGGTCTGCAGAATTCGCTTCAAAAGATTATGTTACTTTATTAAAAAAATGGTGTGATAATAATGATATTTTATTAATTATTGACGAAATACAATCAGGGTTTGGTAGAACAGGTAAGTTATTTGCTTATGAACATTTTGATATCACTCCCGATATAATTGTTTGTGCTAAAGGGATTTCATCATCGTTACCATTATCTTGCGTAATAACTAATAATAAAATTATTAACAACGATATGTCATACAACAGCACACATGGGGGTAACCCTGTTGCGGTTGCGGCGTCAAAAGCTTCTGTAGAATATCTTTTAGATAATGATTTGATTAACGAATCATATCGGAAAGGTAAGATAATGGAAACGGAATTATTAAAGTGGAAAGAAGAAATGCCTGATTATGTAAAAAAAATAAACTGTAAAGGATTATTGGCGGGAGTTTTCATCAAATCACCAAATAAGAATGACGTTGATTTTGTTGATATGATTATAGAAGTTGCGATGAGAAAAGGATTGTTATCAATTAGGACTCAATCGGGAACATTAAAAATAGGACCACCATTAACGATTGATGATGACGCATTAATTGAAGGTATTGGTGTTTTAAAAGAAAGTTTGATAGAATGTTTAGACACGTTGGTATAGTTGTTAATGACTTAGATAAAATGATTTGGTTTTATCGAGATTTAATAGGTTTAGAAATAATTTATGATAAAATTGAAGAGGGTAGATTTTTAAATCACATTCTTAATTCAAATAATAAATCCCCAAGAATTATTAAATTGGGTCAAAATAATAAAACAATAGTTGAATTACTTTATTTTGGGGATTGTGACATTAATAAAAAAAATCTTTTTGACAATGGGTATACTCATTTTGCATTAACTATTGACGATGGTAATTATCTTTATGATAAATTTATTAAAAATGGTTTATCTGTTATTAATACCCCATCTATTTCTGATGAAAAAACGGTTAAGGTTTTTTTTGGTATGGATCCGGAAAATAATATTATAGAATTTGTAGAATTATTATGAGAGTAGGTGTTCTTCAAGGTCGTCTTAGTGAACCTGTCGATAAAAAAAATCAAGAGTTCCCATCTAACACATGGAGATCCGAATTTAATGTTTTAAATATTGTAGGTTTAATTGGTATTGAATGGTTAATAACCCCAAACAATAATTTAAATAACCCACTCTTTATTGACGATAAATTACCAAGTAACATCTTATCTGTTTGTGTCGATACTATGGTTAATAATTTATTTTACACTGATAAATTTATGAATCAAAATTTAGTACCTGTTTTAGATAAAATGGTAGAATTAAATTTGAATAAAATAGTGATACCTCTTTTAGAGGATAGTTCAGTAGAAAATGAATACATAAGGTATGAATTCTTAAAAAACATAATTCCTATATCTGAAAAATATCTATCAATTAATTTTTGTTTTGAGTTTGAATGTAACAAAGAAATAGTAATGGAAGTGGTTAATAAAAAAGATAATTTTTTTATTACCTACGACACTGGAAATTTTACATCAACATATAAAGAAAAAATTAATCACGTAGAGTTGATAAACTTTTTTGGAAATAAGATTAAAAATGTTCACTTCAAAGATAGAACATTTAATGGGGAAACAAAACATTTTGGGTTAGGTGATACCGATTTTAAAACAATAATTGATTCATTAAAAAATATTAATTATACTGATAATATTATATTACAACTTGCAAGAGGTGTTAATGGTGATGAAATAAATTATATAAAAAATTCATACAAAAAAATTAAAAAATTATTATGAGAAAATTATTCGATTTAGATGGTAAGGTTGCTTTGATTACTGGTGCTGGTGGGTTATTAGGACCTAAACATGCCGAAGCACTTTTAGAATACGGAGCTAAAGTAATTCTTACCGATGTTGACATTAATATGTTATCTGAAAAACACAAAAAACTTTCTTCAGTTTATGGGGAAGAAAATGTTTTTATGGAATATATGAATGTAACTGATAAAAATAATGTGATTGAGGTGTCAAACAAGTACAAAAAAATAGATATCCTTATTAATAATGCCGCTAAGGATCCAAAAGTAACTAAAGACAATAAAAGTTTAACTCCCGAAACAAGGTTTGAGGTTATGACTGAATCGTATTTTAAGGAGGGAATTGATGCAATTATAAATGGAACTTTTATCACTTCACAAGTAATTTGTAATAAAATGTTAGAAAATGGTGGTGGGGTGGTATTAAATATTTCATCTGATTTAGGTGTGATAGCACCTGACCAAAGAATCTACAGAGACGAAACAAAATCTGAAAATGAACAGAATGTTAAACCAATAACATATTCAGCAGCCAAATGGGCGGTAATTGGTATGACAAAATATCTTTCTACATATTTTGCTAAAAATAATATTAGAGTAAATTGTTTAAGTCCAACTGGTGTTTATAATGATCATCCTATTGATTTTGTAACAAAGTTATCTAATATTATACCTATGGGTAGAATGGCTAATATTGATGAATATAAAGGGGCGATTGTATTTATGTGTTCTGACGCAAGTTCATATATGACAGGTTCAAATGTTGTAATAGACGGAGGGAAAACAGTATGGTAGAAATGGTTATAAAAAATATTCAGGAGTCAATTAGATTGAAGACCGAATTATTGGGTAATAAAGAGATTATAAACAACTCAAATATGATTGCAGAAAAAATCATTGAGTGTTATAAAAATGGTAATAAAGTATATTTTTGTGGTAATGGTGGTAGTTTTGCGGATGCCCAACACCTATCGGCAGAATTAAGTGGTCGTTTCTATTTTGATAGAGAACCATTAGAGGTAGTTTTATTAGCGTCTAATGTTTCTTATTTAACCGCAGTAGGGAACGATTACTCATATTCAGACATATTCTCAAGAGAGATTAAATCGTCAATAAAAGAAGGTGATGTTTTAATATGTTTCTCAACCTCAGGTAAATCAAAAAACGTTATTAAAGCAATAGAAGTGGCCACAAATAAAGGGGCTATTATTGTATCTTTTATTGGTAATGATGGCGGGGAAATGAAAAATATATCCAATTATAATTTAATTATACCTTCAAATAATACGGCAAGAATACAAGAATGTCACACACTACTTGGGCATACAATTTTAGAAATAGTAGAAAATAAAATGTTTAAAAAATAAAAAATGGAAGAGTTAAACGACATTGAAAAAATAAAAGAGTCTATTGAAATTGTATCATCAATAAGTCCTCACGTAAGAAGGGTTCCACATAATCATATAAATGTGATTTATATTATTAGGGAATACATGAAAGAAAATTGTAAAAATTATTTAGAAATCGGTACGTATCACGGGGGTAGTATTATTACCTCTATGCAATCGGAATATAAATGTAATTTTTACGGATTAGATTTTTATGGTGCAGGGTTAAATGGTGAATTTGATAAACCAGGTAATCAATCAGTTAATGATGGGGTTTCAATTGAATCCACTAAAATATCAATTGAAAAATTAAATAAACATAATCATTTTTTTGAATTAATTCAGGCGGATAGTCAATTAGATACGACATTTGATATTTTAAAAGACAAAATAAAAGATGGTGTTGATTTATTGTTAATTGATGGGTGTCATACATACGACTGTGTGTTAAGAGATTTTGAACTTTATTCTAAATTAGTTAATAAAGGTGGGTTTATTTGTTTTGATGACTATTTTTTTATGGAAGAAGTTAGACAAGCCGTTAATAATATTAATTTTGATGATTACGAAATAATTGGTAATATTAAATCGTGTCCTGAAAATAGTAGTTTAAATGAAAGTTTAGATTCATCACTAAATTCAACTTTTATAGTTAAAAAAAAATAAATAAATAAATAAATAAATAATTTTAAAATGAAAAAAACGTACATTATTGCAGAAATTGGAATTAACCATAATGGTGATTTAGATTTAGCTAAAGAATTAATTACTAACGCACAATCATCAGGGTGTGACGCAGTCAAATTTCAAAAAAGAGACATTGATTTAGTTTACACTAAAGAAGAATTAGATGCTTACAGAGAGTCTCCTTGGGGGACGACTAATCGTGAACAAAAAATGGGATTAGAATTTAGTATTAAACAATATAAAGAATTGGAATCGTTTTCTAATGATTTAGGTTTAGACTTTATTGTTTCATGTTGGGATATGAATAGTGTGGATTTGATTGAAGGTAATTTAAATGTAAAATACCACAAGGTGGCTTCCGCATTATTAACTGATAAATTATTTTTAGAAAAATTAAATCAAACGGGTAAACCTATCATCGTATCAACAGGTATGTCAACCGAAGAAGAAATTGATGCGGCTTTAAACATTTTGAATAATGTTGATTATATACTAGCATGTACTAGTACATACCCAACAAAAGATGAAGAAATTAATTTAAATTACATTACAACATTAAAACAAAAATACCCTAATTATAAAATTGGATTTTCAAATCATGCAAGTGGATTAATCCCGTGTTATGGATCATCGGCTCTTGGTTCTGAGTGTGTTGAATTTCATATTACTAAAGATAGGACTATGTATGGTTCAGACCAAGCGGCATCTATCGAACACGTATCAGAATTAGTATCAGGTATTCGTAAAATGGAAACTATTTTAGGTGACGGTATAAAAGTGGTTTATGATACAGAAAAACCAATCGCTAAAAAACTAAGAAAAGTTAATGATATATTGTTTTGACTTAGACGGTACATTATGTACAAACACTGAAGGTAGTTATGAAAATGCAACCCCGTTCATTGAAAGAATTGGGGTTGTTAATAAACTATATGACGACGGTAATAACATAATAATAGACACTGCAAGAGGATCAACCACAGGAATTGATTGGTTTGATTTAACCAAAAAACAATTAGATCTGTGGGGAGTTAAATATTCAAAATTAAGGGTCGGTATTAAATTAAACGCGGACATATTCATAGATGATAAGGGGATAAATGATAAACTTTTTTTTAAATAATGGATAAAAAAATTTTAGTTACCGGTGGATCCGGATTAGTTGGAAGTTATTTAAAAAAATATCTCCCTAATGCTATATATATATCATCTAAAGATTATGACTTAACTACCGAACTGGGAGTTAAAGAGATGTTTCTAAACCATAAACCAACCGTTGTAATTCACTTAGCGGCTAAAGTAGGTGGGATAATAGATAACATTAATAAACCTGCCGAATATTTTACAGAAAACGTTTTAATGAATACCCTTATGGTTGATTACTCCAAAAGGATGGGGGTCGAAAGATTTATTGGAATATTAAGTACCTGCATTTATCCTGATATTATGGAGTCATACCCAATGAAAGTAGAGGACTTACATAATGGCCCGCCCACTCAGGCAAACTTCTCTTATGGTTACGCTAAAAGAAATTTGGCGGTTCAAATAGACTCGTTTAATAAACAATACGGCACAAAATACCAATACCTCATACCTTGTAACCTGTATGGTGTAGGGGATAAAGACCACGAATCAAATAGTCACTTTATAACGGCATTAGTTAAGAAGATTTTTGAGGCAAAACAAAAAAAAGAGGACAACATAACTCTTTATGGTAATGGATCACCATTAAGACAATTCATGTTTGCTGATGACTTCGCTAAAATTATTTACCACGTTATTACTAATGAAATCTATGATAGTTTTAATGTTGCCGGAAATGAAAATTTAACAATTAAGGATATGGCAAATATAGCTTTAAATTCTTGTGATGCTGAACATTTAGTGATTAATTGGGACTTATCTAAACCAAACGGTCAACATAGAAAAGACGTTTCTATTGAAAAAATAAAGTATTTACTACCTAACTTTTCGCCACTAAACTTATCGGAGGGAATTAAATTGGTTTATAAAAGTTATTATGATAAAATTAGTAAGTGATACTATAGATAGAGACGACATTGATTCGTTAATAAAGTGGTTAAGTCAAGACGATATACCTAGATTAACTAAGGGTGATTTAACTTTAGAGTTAGAGTCTAAATGGTCAAAAAAAATAGGAACAAAATATTCGGTATATGTTAACTCGGGATCCTCGGCGATTTTATTGTCGTTAGCAGCATTACTTGAAAGTGGTAGAATTAAAAATAAGAAGATTATTGTACCAGGATTGAGTTGGGCAACAGACGTTAGTACCCCAATATTATTAGGTATGGAACCAATAATGTGTGATTGTAATCTTAAAGATTTATCTTGTGATTTAAACCATCTTGAGTCCCTGTTCAAAGAACACAATCCTTCATCTATGATACTTGTTTCTACCCTTGGGTTGGTTCCTGAAATGGATAAGATAATGGACCTATGTAAAAAATATAACGTTTTACTTTTTGAGGACGTTTGTGAGAGTATGGGATCTAAATTTAATGAAAAGTATTTAGGGTCTTTTGGTTTTGCGTCGTTCTTTTCAATGTATTTTGGACATCATTTAAGTACAATTGAGGGTGGGTTTATTAATACGGATGATGAGGATTTTTATCACCTATTATTAATGATGAGAAGTCACGGATGGGATAGAGACCTACCTAAAGAAAAACAAAAAAAATTAAGAGAGAAATATAAAGTTTCCGAATTCGATTCGTTATATAACTTTTATGTTCCTGGATTTAACCTGAGGTCAACAGATCTTCAAGCATTTATTGGTTTAAGATCTTTAGAAAAATTGGACAAATACTCAAAAATTAGAAATTTAAATTTTAAATTATATAATAGTTCTATTCGTGTAAATGAATTAAATTTGAGAGATAGTAATACTAATTTTGTATCAAATTTTGCAATACCAATAGTATCAAAAAATAAAAAAGAAATAGTAGATAGGTTAATGAATCATGGTATTGAAGTCCGACCTCTAATTGCCGGTGATATGTCAAAAAAACCCATGTGGTACGAAAGGTTTGGAAAGTGTAGTTTACCTAATTGTGAAATAGTTGATGAATTAGGATTTTATATACCAAACCACCAAGACATTACCGAAGAACAAATAAATATAATTTCAAATATCATAAACAATGAGTAAAAAAATAGCACTTATTACTGGTATAAACGGTCAAGATGGTTCTTATTTAACTGAGTTTCTACTTGATAAGGGGTATGAAGTTCATGGTACGTTAAAAAGAAATTCGGTATCAGAAAACCAAACATCAAGATTATGTGGTGTTTTTGATAAATTAAATTTACATTACGCAGATTTAACAGACTTATCATCTTTAATAAAAGTTATACAAATAGTGAGACCAATTGAAGTTTACAACTTAGCGGCACAATCGCACGTTAGAATTTCATTTGACCAACCATTATATACCGCAAACGCAACGGGTATTGGTACATTAAATATGTTAGAAGCAATTAAATTAGTGGACCCAACCATCAAATTATATCAAGCATCTTCTTCTGAAATGTTCGGTAACAATATTGATGAAGATGGTTACCAAAGAGAGGGAACACCAATGAATCCAGTTTCTCCATACGGATGTGCTAAAGTCTTTTCATATAATATTTGTAGAAACTATAGAAACTCATACGGTATGTTTATCTCTAATGGGATTCTGTTTAATCATGAGTCACCTAGAAGGGGAACTAATTTTGTAACAAATAAAGTATGTAAAGAGGCGGTTAAAATCTATTTAGGATTATCTAAAAAATTAAAGTTAGGTAACTTAGACGCAACAAGGGA